AAAAACTGTGAGGAAGTACCACCTGATTTGACTAAAGATACAGCTGTCAATACTCCACCAGTTGTAACACTAAATGTATCAGTACCTACAGAGTTTGTCATGATCATGGAGAAGTTCTGATCTACTCTCCATCTATAGTTGCCAGCACCATTAGAAACACGTATAATGTTAGTAGTCCCTGCTGTATGTGACACATCAAGTATAGCTTGAGGTGCGTCTATATTAATACCTACTCTACCTCCACCTGAATCACTACCTTGCAAGATTAAATGTCCACCTGAAATCTGGTTAGCTATCTCAAAAGTATTACCAGCAACATTATAGATTATACTGGCTTTTCTATTAGCTGCAGAAGGTGTTATTGCAGCAGAGTTATAAAACGTTATCTGAGCAAAGTTGTCGGAAGCCAGCTGTAACTGACCAGCATATGATACGTTAGTTCTGCTTAAAGTAAGACTTGTTTGTGGAGTACTAGTACCTATACCAATATAACCACTATTTAATATACTAAGTGCTAAGGTTGCAGCAAAAACGTCATCATTAGAAGCGTTAACCCAAAAACGCATAGCAGCACTATAGTCATAAGCTATACCTGCCCACTTGCTTCCATTACTGTTAAAAATAAGTGCTGGATAGGTAGCTGCTAAAGTTGCTGTTCTATTCCAACTACCTGTTCCTGCTGGTCCACCTAAAACATGTAACGGTGTAGCTGGGCTAGTTGTACCTATTGCTACATAACCCCCTGCTGCATTAAGCAAAAGATCCATTGTAGAAGCCCCTGCTCTTGCTTGAATAGCAGCTTTACCACCTTGGGCTTCTATACATACATCATTAGCATTAGCTGCATATCTAAATGTAGCTATTTTAGCATTAAACGGAGAAGTATCTGCTGCTGAAACAAAGAAACCATTTTGATTATTAGTTGCAACAAGTTCTAGTTTATAAGAAGGAGTGGTTGTACCTATACCTACATTACCTTCTATAATAGCACCATTAGATGGCGGTGTTGTAAAGTAATTTGCTCCAATAGTAAGACCTGCCCTTATATGAGAAGTATATGTACTACCTCCTCTAACAACAAAAGCAAATCCTCCTGATGCTCCATCAACCCTTAGACCTTCACTTCCAGAAGCAGTAGATACAATATCAAGTTTAGCTCCTGGTGCAACAGTACCAACACCAACATAACCTGTTGGTAGCATTGTCATAAGGTGATTAAATGTACTATAAGCTTGAGTAGAACCATCAGTTCCACTTTGCTTACCGTAAAAGTCCATTATACCTTCACCACCATTTCTCTGCTTCATCACAAACATACCAGCAGAGGCTACTCCTGCATACTGAGGAGTATATGTATTAGTTTGACCTCCTGAATATGTTGCGTTGACAGTTATTTGAAATCCACTATTGTATCCAGTTAAAATAGTACCATAACCTTGTACAATTGATGAGTTAGCTGTAATAGTTCCGTTGAAAGTAACGTTAGTATTTGTACTTGCACCTCTACCAGTAACTGATGCAAGTGTGTCTGTTTCAGTATATCCAGTTATATATCCGGGACCGTTACTTAGCTGGTTTAAGTTAGTCAGGTTTCCTGAATGCCATACATTGTTTCCTTTATACTGAAATTGATTAATATTTACGTAAAGAAGTTCACTACCCGTAGTAGTAACTTTTAATCCTTCATCTCCGTTGTCAGTAAGAGCAATAAGTAGGTTAGATAATGCTCTACCACCACTTGCTCCGTCACCTGTAGATTCAAATATTATAGATGCACCATCTGTATTAGCTGCCCAAAAGAAACCTTCGCCTGCTCCAAATGTTGCCATTTTTGCAGCGGTTATAGCACCATTATTAATCTTAGCAGTAGTTACTGCATTGTTAGCAATAGTTGTTACTATAGATGTAGCTCCACTACCAGTAACATCACCACTTAAAGTAATGTTCTGGTTTCCGGTAATATAACCAGCTCCATTAGTAAGCTGATTAGTATTAGTAGGAATAGTAATAACTCCTGTAGTAGAATTGTACCCCCCGCTACCGGCAGTAAAACTTAAAGCTGCTCTTGCACGTGTGTCTGTGTAATACAGATTAGTGCCCTCACCAATATTAGTGGTAGTAAGAGTGATTATTCCAGTAAAACCATTTACAGAAGCTACTGCATCTGTAGTGTCAGACTTTTCCCAAACTGTTCCATTATAGATAACATAGTCACCTATATCAAAAGTTATAGATCCGCTACCCAGGTTTCTTGTACCTGCGGTTGATACACGATAAACATCTCCAGTATCACCAGTTCCATCAGCAAGAGTAGGACTATTTGTAGATGCATTCCAGGTTCCTTTATACTCCATTATAGAAGAAGGAAGCTGAGATACAGGTACTTTACCTGCACCATCCAAAGAAGCATATCCATTAGCCTGACCTTTCTGGCTAGCTAATTGAAACCTTGTATCGGATTCCGTTTCAGTATAATATCTGTCATCATGTGTATGAGAAGGTAAGTCACCAGATGCAAGAGATGCACCAACAGTAACCCGGCCTTTAGCATCAACGGTTACTTTTGTATAAGTACCAGCAGTAACACCTGAGTTTGCAAGAGTTAATGTGGTTGTAGATCCAGTAGTACCAGATCCAGTAACATCTCCAGTAAAAGTAAGTGATCCAGAAATACTTGCTGTTGTAACACCAGTAACCCGACCTTTGGCATCAACGGTAATTACTGGTACAGCGGTAGAAGAACCATAAGTTCCTGCAACTACTCCTGAGTTTGCTAATGTAACAGCAATAGAAGTAGTACCTGATCCGGTTGCGTCACCAGAAAGAGTAATTGTTTGGTTGCCAGATATACCGCCTATATCAGACAGCAACTGAGTACCAGTGCGGTATTTTACTACCCCAGATTCAACTACTATAAATCTGTCCGTGTCTGTAGTAGCGTTGGCTACACTATTAAGCGTAACTGTTCCGTCTACTACCAGACCGGCTTTTGCCAGTATGTCTGATAGAAACTTCATTTAGTTAGTATATTACAGTGAGCTTACAATAACACGATATGTACCAGATATAGATGCTCCAGAAATTGCAAGAGTAACTACGTTTGCAGAAGTAGCAGTAACATCACAAAGGATAGTGTCACCGTTTGAATCCGCAACTTTTACCATTACATCTGTTGTACCAAGGTTATGTGTCACAGTATATGAACCTGCTGTAGTTACAGAAACGTTTGCTGCATACTTATAAGTAGCAAGGTTTGTTTTTAATTTAAGAGGAGTAACAATACGAGCATCGTCTGTACCAGTATTTGTCTCAGCTTGAGTAGCAAGCTCAGCAATACCTGTACGAGATTCTGTTGCAGTACGTCCAGCTAATTTAAGCGGGGTAACAGCAGCTGTATCATTAACACCAGCATCTGTTTCAGCTTGAGTAGCAATCTCTACAAGACCAAGTACAGTTTCTGTAGCCTGATCACGATTAACTTCCAACTGAACCCAGTCTGAAGCAAGAGTAGTAGAAGCGTTATTTACTTTAGCAATAATTACATCACCAACATTAAAAGCTACACCACCAGTTGTACCTGCAGTAGTTACATACCAGTAGTCACCTGCTTTTGTACCCGCAACTGGAGAAGATCCCGTAGGAAATGTTCCAGAAGCTGCACTCCAGCCTCCTTCCAAGTTACCAAGAGCACCAATGTTTGCATCAATGTAAGTCTTGATAGAAGAAGAGGTAGCTAGTGTAGTAGAACTAGAGTTTGCTAAGTCAGTAATAACTGTTACTTCTGCAACATCTGCCGCACTACCAGAAAGGTTACCAAGTACTCTTAAACCTGCAATCTGCTGGATTTTACCAAGAGTAACAGCATTAGCATTAATCTTGATAGTTGTTACTGCAGAGTCAGCAAGTTTTGCTGTAGTAATACCCAAGTCTTTTACACGAAGAGTATCTGCATTAATTTCAATAGTAGCACTATCTACGTTTACATCAAGTGTTACTTCATCACCATCAGCTGTATACGTAGCAGTAAGACCGCTACCACCAATTACTGAACGCAGGTCACCGGATACGTCAACCCACGCTGTTCCGTCCCAAAAATAAATGCGGACGTCCGTTGTGTTAAAATAGATCTGACCGGCTACTGGACTAGCAGGAGCGGAACCCAGATTCTGCAACGCAACGTTAAGGATCTGGTTTTTGGCGAGATCTAAGTTTGTTAAAAACTTTTTTGCCATAGGATTTAGATTTTAAATATTAATTAGTTTAAATAAGCTTTTCCACTAAATGCTGCAGAGAACTTTACTTTTAGCTGGGTGTCTGTTAAGTACTCAACTTCACCAATTACTTCAGCACCTGACGAGTCAACCACACTGACTGATGGATACTTTCCAAGGTTGTGTGTAATGACCCACTCTGTAGAAGCAGCTGACTGATTATGAATATGAGCATACTTATAAACATCTGCAATAAATGTATTATCTCTATAGTTAAGAGTTATAGTTCTATTTGTGTTATCACTAGTAACATCTACACTCATTACAGAGCGATTATATGCCTCTTGTAATTGACTTAGCTGTAACTGTGTTACACCTACCTGTAGCCATTGGTTACCATTCCATGCAAAAAAAGTGTCTAGAGTTATATCATAGACCAGCACACCTTCATCGTCAGAATTATAAAGAGAACCTAAGGATACTCTTTCAGCTGTTGTTATAGGATGTATACGAGCATTTAAAAGCTGGTTAGTATCCAGATTTATATCATATAGATATACAACAGATGTAGGTTGACCTTCAGGTACCATTATGACAAGTAAGCTTTGCCCGCTTTAGCGGTGTTAAAGTAAATTTTGATTCTATTATTATCCACTATATCAATAATACCTTGGATATCTTGTCCGGTAGTATCTTCAGCATGTACGTTTGGTACCATGTTCATACTGTGAGTAATATCCCAAACAGTCGATGGTGTAGCCTGTGTATATACAAATGAAGTATTGTAATGGATAGAGATAGCAGGATTAAGATTAATTCTGGTAATACATCCACCAGAGTTGATCTCTACAATGTTAGGTCCAACTTGTTGTTGACCCATATATGCAAGACCCATAGAGGGGGATTTACCTTCATCAGAAACAATATATCCTGTTCCACCTTTAGAGTAAAGAACATCATCATACTTAAGACCAAGCCAAGTTTTAAATTGAACCTTGGTTTCAGATAATGCTCCATCATCTTCGTTTGCCTCCCAGTCACAAAGTTCTTTACGCATAGTAATTAGCTGACGATCCAGATCAGGTTTACAAGACCCAATCCCATAACGCATCTGCTTATATACACGATGCATTACGTCAGCAAACTGCTTATGGTATTTAACTTTGTTGGGTAGGTAAGTTCGCATTCTGGTTCTGATTTAGTAACTGCTGCTCATAAAGAGCTACACAGTTTGAGCATACTTTCTTTCCATCTGAAGCTACTCTTTCTTGACAACCGCAAGTAATTTGAGCTCCACAGTTTGGACAATTTTTCATAGGTTTTTTGGTTTTTATGTTGATCTAGCAATTTGAGCAGCTATCTGCACAGAGATTGTTGGTAATCTTATCCAACCTCTTTTTTGCGTAGAGCAAAAGCTCCATGCCGGCCTCCGGATCATGGCAGTATTCCACCTTGGCTTTGGCGGCATCAATAAAACTTTTGATTAGTCTGAGTTCATTAAGCCTTTCTTTAACATCAGCATCTGGCTCACATGCAGCCATTTCCAGCTCACAAAGAAGATTATAAAACCTGTTTACGGTTTGAGTTACACGAAGGTGATTATACTCTACAAATACAGAAGTATTAGGAGATACTGAATAACGTATTACGTAAATACCATCGGGTAAAGGTTGTACACTATCAGAGCATCCAGTTCTTTGGATACCTAATGTACAAGCAGTAAGAGTTGTATTAAAGCCTGGCAAGATCTCTATATTAACAGGAAGATTAAATCCTGGAGAGGTTATACTCAAAGTTCCACAGTCCTTACCAATGCCATCAGCATAGATACTTGTGTCAAATATGCGTAAAACCTTGATATTGTTAGTATCAGGCAGCTCTAAACTTAGCTGATGTTTGCTTATCATGAGGATAAACTTTAATTATTTATTACAAAACTGAGTAGAGGTTCTCAATAATAATATACTGATTTTTTAGGAGTTCTCCAAAAAACAAAAAGGGAGGGGCTATTAAGCCCGCTCCCTTTAAGTATATAGGGCAGGGTAACCTTAGAAGGACTCCAAGGCAACTGCGTTTCCAGCAGCTGAGCAGCTGTTTACAATGAAGTTTGTAATGCTGGTTGTAGCAGTTCCGGCAGGAACATGGATAACCAACAAATACTGATCATTGTCAAAAGTGCTAGTTGGGTTGTTCCAACGAGGTACGTTGTGAAGGATCAAGACTTGATCATACAGACCACTGCGAGTTACTGCAGCAAGAGCTGGATCAGCCTCAATTTCACGCATACGCAAGCTGTCAACACGGCTGCTATCAGGGTAAGCATTTTGGAGGTAACGACCATCCAGAATTAGTTCACGAAGAACTGACTCACCAACACCAGAAGCCTGTACAGGAGCTTGAGACTCAGATACACTAATACACTCTACTTTACAAGGATCTCCAGACTCGTCAACTACAGAAGCGTAGATGAACAAAGGCTCAAGATCGTACTTGTCTGTAGGAGTAAAAGTACAGTTACCGAAAGTTGTGTCAACGTAAGCAGCAATGATGTCCATGTGGCTGTTTACAGCTCCCAAGCTAGAAGTAGCTGGAGTGTAAGTAGCAGATGCAACAGCATCAAAAATAGCTGCGTTAACATTTGTAGAAGCTGTAGCAGCTTTACTAAGAACTACGTTACCGTTTCCAGTGCTAGCAGAGTCAGCAGCACCTACAGATACAACAACTGTATTAGCAGGGATACCAGCAGCTACCACTTTGTCACCAACTGTGAACTTAGCCAAGTCAGCGTTAGCTACAACAATAGTTGCAGAAGCTGCAGTAGGATCAATAGCTACGCTAGCGTGAGCTTCTTTCCAAACTTTAGCTTGTACAAATTCTTTAACCAAAGGCTCTTCGTTAATCTGATCAGCCCATTTCAAAAGAGCTACAGTGTGATCAATTGCACTATTAGATGCATCACAGCAACCTGTGTAAGCATCCAAAGTTTGATACAACTGGTGGTTCAAGAAACGGAGAGCAGGAGAACCTTTAACATCAAGACGAAGACGTACTGTGCTATCACAGGCAAGACCTGCACAAGCATTAGCTTCTACTTTGATGATTTGGTTTACAGCAGCCTTACCAGAAACTTTGATAAGACGGCTTACATACTTAGGGTTGATAGCCTTAGACTTCTTAGACTCTTTGTAACCACCGTGAACGGGGCCAATCTTGTCAGAAGCAAAACGACTACCTTCTGCTAGAATAAATGGTGAAGCTTGAGCTGAAACAACCTGGAAACTCTTGGCATCAAAGAAGCCAATCTGACCAGCTGTCAACGCATCTGTACCACCGCTAGCAGCAAGAGTTGTGCTCGCAGGCAAAAAACTCTTACGGAATGCATTAGGAAAATACATGGGTTTTCAATTTTAGGGTTAATAAATAAAAAAAAATTAGCTTAAGAACATTAGTTTATACTTGGTTGAAGCAATCAGACTCTTCATCTCATCTAACTGATTAACTACTTCTGAGAACGGCATTATTTTCTGCAGTTCTGCTATTTCGTTATACAGCTCTTTTACATGACTGAGAGCTTCTTGTACAGAACCACACTTATACGGAGGTACTGTAGGATATTCCAGAAGTTTTTCACGAGCTCCCTGGTATTGCTCTGCTACTTTGTCAATTAGACCTGGCATATCTTCATAAAACTCACCAAGAGCTTTATGAGCTGCTAATGATCCTGGTCCTGTTATCTTTAAATGCAGCTGGTGAAATGAAACCACCATAGATTGAGCGTGGGCAATCATGGCTGCAGTTTCCATACAAGGACCCATTGGACTTGGTCTAGGTATAGTTTTTATCATTAGCTATTCTTTTGAACTTCTTGAGATTCTCTTTGATACTGGTTCATGCTTTCTATGTCACCGGCAAGAATAGCTGCAGCTTGGTCTACTAAGATTTCAGCAATGTCATCTTTAAACTCACACTCTTGGTTTGCTGTAAAAGTTTGACCAGTGCTTGCATTTACACATCCTTGAAACTGTACAGGTCTGGGTAGTCTGTAATAAACAACTCCCATATCTGTAATATTGAACTCTCCGTTTGTGTAAACTCTTAGTTTGTCCCCTACCAGCGTACTTAAAGTTTCAGCCCATTCAAAGCTTGGTCCTTTTGTATCACTTGTAAGAAGAACTCCCATATTGGCTTCCTCTACTTCATAAACTGTCATCCTTCTTTTTTCAGGACAACACTCAGAATTAGCATAAACATCTGTACGTACATAGTACAGATAGTCTGCAGGAAGTGTAGCTTCAAAGAACGTTTTCTTGTCTGCCGGAGTTAGATCCTGACTCTTTAATAAGACTCTAAGATCATCTACCAGTCCGGTTGATTGTTCAGATCCCTCTTTACGAGTATTGATACCGTAGACCATTCTACGTACCCACTCAAGCTGACCTTTATTAAATGCTTCCTGGATCTGCCAACATTCTATATTGTCATAATCCAAAGAAGCAAGCTTGTTCAGCCTTTGTTTGATCTTTATCTGTAAGAGGTTGTTGTTCATATTCTATTAAGCGTTCCAGTACTTTTCTACTTTCTTGGTGAGGTCTATCAAAAGTTCCTCGTTCAGAGGATTTTTCAGATACTCAACTACATCTGATGGTGTTCTACCCAGCATAGTGACTGTCTGCATGTGATAGATAAACCCGTCCGCTTTTGTAGCTATGAACTTGTAATAAGAACTGTCTTTTACAATAGCCCTGATCTTTAGCGTTTCCATATCTAGGTTAGCAGCATCAAGGAATCTTTGAGCAGTCTTACGTTTATCCTTTTCTATCAGATCTCCGTTAATGTACTTATCCATGTTGTCATAGATAATATCATTTGGAGTAGACTTCTTATACTGAGCACTGTTTGGATCAAGAACCTTAGCTACATACATCAGCTTATTCTGATTCTTGTCAAACAATTTTTGAAGTTCAGAAAGAGCTTTATTACGCAGCTTCTTTACTTCAGTCTGAATAGATGCTGTTTCTTCCAGCTTATCCAGATAAAACTTAGGAGGAACCGGCATACGCCTTGCTTCTTCTAAGCTTTTAGCTACTATAGAAAATCCACCAGTTTCTATCGCATACATTCTAATAAGATCATAAGGATCTTTATCAGGCTCTAGATATACTGGTTCATTACCGCAGCGGACTTTAATCTTATCCCAGAAATCACTGTTATCTGGACGTAAGAGTTTTACTTTATTCCAAAAGTTTTCATCATTTGGATCTATCACATTTGCAGCAAGTTCTCTTTCTAACTGAGCTACAATTTGACGGATCTGCTTGACTTTAGCTTCTTGCTCTTCAGCATCAAGCTCTTTTACTTCTGGAGCAAACTCGTTTAGACCTGTCAGGTAGCGTTTGATACCGTTAATTTCTAAACAAGCCAGCTGCTCTTCATGAAAGGCCCCGTCAAAAAGACTAAGACCATACTTTTGAAGACCCATGTTATCAACCATCGGATCAAAATAAGGTCGGATGGCAATAGAGGATCTTTTGTTTTGTGGGTACTTTTCTACGATAGTTACCGTACTCATTGTTGGGTTTTTTGGTTTAAGAATAGCCGGATTTACCGGTGATCTTATTTGAACCTGCCAGGAGCTGCAAGCCCCCCGTGTGATCAAGCACGGTTTGCGTACGACAGGTGGTCTTAGGATACTATCCTAAGGGTGGTAGATTAGAATGATCCGCCAGTTACAGGGTTTCTCATAACAATCTTCAATACCTTGGTTGGGTCTTTAACCCAGATAGCAGGCATTGTTTGAGTCATGAACACACGGTAACCGTTGAAGTTGCCGGAGCTTTGGAAACCTTGAGTACGTCCCATGTAATCCATGGTACCGTTCTGATAGAACCACTTCAATTGATTATCCCAAGATAACTTCAACAAGAAGATGTTGTCGTTAGTATTCTCAGTGATATCAAAGATGATGAAGTTATAAGAAGACAGAGGGAAACCATCAATGATTGGGTTCTCAATGTCATTAGTGTGAATGTTATCAAACGCTGGGTTGAGAACAAACTTAACGTTAGCCAAGAAAGGAATAACGTATTGAGTGTAAGCAAAACCAAAGTTCAGATCCATTCCTTTACCGGTAATAGCACCGATTTCAGAAGCATTGATAACAAGTCCGCTGTTGATAGCTTCCTTCTTAATTGCCTCGTTAACCAGCTTCATACCGCCCAAGCCAGTTTGTACAACCAACTGACGCTTAGGATCAGGTCCCTGAAACTCAACCTTACCATTGAAGAAGTTGAAGATTTCAGACTTGAACAAGTCAAGATTGAAAGAACCTTTGTTGTAGATACGCTTGTAAGAGTTATCCAACTGCTTCCAAAGACCTACAGAGAGACGGATATCATCTGGACCATCTTGCTTAACCTTACCACCTTGACCCCACATAAGGTAAGTCTCGATGTCGTTAGCAACTTTAGTCAAATGAGCAGCCTCAAGAGTAGTCAAGAATGTACGAGTAAGCTGACCAGACTGGTAAGCCTTCTTTACATAATCTTTACCCATCTTAGAAGCCATGCTCTCAAGAGAGGTGATTGAAGGATCAGTTGTTTTGTCAAAGTTTCTCCACAGCTCGATTACAGGAACTGTACCGTCAGCTTTCATACCACCTTTCATCATAAGGTCAGCACGAGAACTGATGCTGTAGTGTACGTGAGCTTCTGCACCACCAACGTAGTTGTAGAATTCACGGAAACCTGCAGAAACATTACCCAAGTCAGAGAAACGCTCTCCGTATTCACCACGGGCAGAACCCTTGCGGAATACTTTAGTTCCTACTTTCAGGTACTTGTTGTCCAAAAACTTAGCGTTGTCGTTGTTAACAAGCTGAACAGTGTAGATGAAACCGTCACCAGCTGGGATAATATCATCAGCAGTGATGTACATTTCAACACCGTTGTACTTGTCATAGGTGATGATATCACCATGTCCAAAAGAACGCTTGTTTACTTTAATTTTAAAGCTCTGTCCGTCAATACCTTTAGTGGCATTGCCAGATTCTATATCTTCTGTGATATAGGGTAGATCCTGAGCTACAGGGATCTGCCATTTGTACTCACCACGTGCGTTATCTACAGAGATAACGTTCTTTCCTCCAAAGCTGGACATCTGGTACAAAGGCATTTCTACCTTTTGAGCCATTGCCCATAGATCTACGGGACCAAGGTCAGTTGGCTCCGCACTCTTCAAGAGGTTTGAAAGGTGGTAAGAATCTACGTGTGAGCTAGTTTGATAGCTGGTATCTCGTAGAAATATACCATTGTTCAAAACAGGAGTTGCCATAGGGCATCGGATTTAGGGGTTAATAATAATTAGCGTTTAAAAATATTTTGAGGTCTTGCGATCTTTCTTGGTCTTTGTTCTTCTTCTTCCTGATAGGTTGAGACGTTTTTACGACTCTGCTCAGTCTTAAGCTGGCGTACTGTTTGTTCCACCGCTTGGTTCTTTCCTTGCTTTACCAAGTTTTGACGGTACTCATCAGGGTTAGAAAGTAACCAAAGAGCTTCTGCAATCAAGGGATAGTTAGGCTCTACAAACTGATACTTTTCTAAAAGGTGACCCAACAGATTGGTTGGTCTACCACTGACAGATGGATATTGAGGCTGGACAAGACCACTATAAAGTTGTGCTTGAGTTTTCTTATCTAACTTCAGACCATTAATTTCAGCTGGTCTAAGTGCTTCAAACACATTCTGCATATAAGCCTGAGCAGCTTGTTCTTGTTGTTGTTTCCTAGCTTCTTGCTCTACAAGCTGGCTCTGCACGATTTCTTCCTGCATCTGATCCAGCTTAGGTTTGAACTGTTTGGCTTTCTTTTCCAGTACTCCAAGATCTTTCCAGGTAGTAAGCTCTTCTTCAATTTCTTCTTCACTACCAAATCCGGTAGCTTGGAGATAAGATCTTACAATACCTTCCTGGTCACTTTCGTCAGACGGGTTCAAAGAACGAACCTGTTCAACCTGAGCCAGGGCTTGGAAAAGACCTTTAAGATCCTGCCCACCGTCCATTACATACTTAGCTGCATACTGCAACTCTTCAGGTAAAGACTCAAAGAACTCTTTGGGAGTCTTGGCTGCTACTTCTTGCTTGAGATTATCAACGTTAGCCTGCCAAAGCTCCTCTATGTCTTTCTCTCCGAGTCCACCTAAGTACTCATCAAGAGATTGTTTACTTTCATCATAGTCATCAAAGGCAAACATTTCCTTTGACTCAATGCGTTTTTTAAGAAACTCAACCAGTCCGGACTTTTCTGTTCGAGGACGACCACCTTTAGGTTTAGCCTCTTCTTGTTCCTCTTGGTCTAGTTCATCAAATACGTTTGTAGATGTTTCACGAGAAACAGGGGGTTCTGTGTCTTTGTTATCTTCTCCCTTGTCTTCAGGCTCCTGTTCTTTTTCTTCAGACTGATCTATAAAACTTAGATCTACATCCTTATTAGAAAAGATACTGGGCTTTGCCTCAGGCTTTTTAGCCTCAGCTGCTGTAGGAGTTACGATGCTTTCTGCACCAGGGGCTCCGAGCCAGCTATCAATGTCTACATCTACTTGTTGTACATTAGTCTGTACAGTGGTTTGGTTTTCCATAAGTTACTTGGTTTTTTATGGTGTACTTCTACAATAAAAATATACAACTTTAAACTCTAAAAATTTAAAGTTGCTCTACAAAAAGGACCTGAAGTGCGGATAATAGAGCTATAATTTCCGTTAGTCCTTAAGTTTATTTTGCTTTTTTACCCGGTTTGTCGTACTTGTTCTTGTTTTCACGGGCTATCTGTAATTGTTTCTCTGCTATTTCCTTTTGAGTCTGAAGCTTTTCACGCTCTATTTGTAGCTTAGAACTTCCTTGTTCTTTTTGAGTCAACAACTGTTCTCTTTTAACATTCATCTGATCTTGATAGCGTTGCTCATTACGTATACCTTCTAAAGCATCTTGAAAATCAGATTGTTGGTTCTTGTTTAAATCAACCATAGAACCATATCCTGCTGCTCTAATCTCAGCAACAGTAATATCTTTCTGACGGTTAAGTTCATTTTCTTGTGATCTAAACTCAAGATCCATCTGTTTTTGACGTTCCTGGCTTTCAAGCATTTCTTGCTGCATTTGTTGTTGCTGCTGAAGTTCAGCTTGTTTCTGAGCCATAGATTTTTCTTCTGCTGCTTTTAACACACCAGTAAGTTCAGCAATAGACTCAGATTTAATTACATTTCCTAAGTCATAAATAGATGCTCCAGTAGTATTGTTATTAAGAGCTACCTGTTTAAGCTGCTCCATAATTGCACGTGAGTTAGTCTTTGTAGTACAAAATATATTTAGATCTCTTAATAAAAGTTCTGTACCGTTAACTTCAAAATTTACTTTCTCATCTTTTCCTGTTATGTAAGTTAATCTTACACTAGGCTTCTTTGAATGATAATACTGGGCCAAATCAGTTCTCATTTGGTGAACTCTTGGCATTAAATTATCTGAGTGTTGTATAAAGTATTGTTCTGTTTGAGCATATGAAGCATTCATGGCTTGCTCTATACCAGTAGCCGTTTGCTGTTGGGCAATCTGTTGACCCATACGCTGTGGAGTAAGACCAATAACCTCAAAGGCTTGGTTCTTAAAATAGTTAGCAAGTTGAATACGAGAAAGCAAACGATTGGTTTGCTCCAAGTTTAAAACTTGGTAGTGTTGAAAATTAAGAGCATTTTCTGTATTGGTAATAGATGTATCCAGAGGTAACATCTGAAAGTTCTTCATTGCCACATAGGCTTTAGCCAGATTATTTTTACCCCAGTCTTCTCCCAAAGAGTGACGTGGTAAAGCATTCTGGTCTAACATAATAACCGTACCAAGCTCATCTACCAGGATGTCTGCAATCTGGTTATTGACAATGTTGTAGCCTATCTGATATGGCTTCATAAGATCTACCAGTGAAATACTGCGGGTGTTACGATCACTAAATACAGCACCTTCCACCGGTAGCTTACAGCCATAAAGAGTGTGGTCTCCTTTAAACTGGAATGGAACTTTACCTGGTTTACCACCATTAAGACCTAAATAAATAGGATTTATACCACCTGGATTATTCATACCCCAGAAAGCAGGACGGTTAGGTCCGATCTTAATACCACCCCAGGTTTCATTGATCCAAATCCAATCAATATGCTCTCCAAAAACCAAGTTATCCTTAGACTTTTGTTTATATAAAATAGTATTATACTGTGGCTTATCAGTTATTTTATAAGTTTCAGTAACAATATCTTGTATGATTTCTCCTTCTGTTGTGATTTTTGTCAGATGTCCAACTTTACGTTGTGATTTCCAATAGATAGTAGAAACTCTAAGTAAATGACTTTTACCAAAGTCAACAGTGTCTTCAGAGTCAGCCATAATCCATTCTACTATATCACCGGTACCAAACTGTGCGTCATATACAGAAGTAAATTGACGATAAGCCAGTGATGGCATTTGTGTATTCCACTCATGAGAACGAGTAGGATCATAATAAGTTCCGTCGTTTTGATAACCTTGAATAGCATAGCCGGCTGAACGTACAGGATATATAGCTTCTAAAGATTCTAACTGATCTTGAGTCATCATCCAACCAAACTTGTCAATCACATCTGATACACTCATCATATCCATCTTACCTACCCAGTTACCTTGAGAAATGTAACGTACATCAGGAGACTTGTGATAGAAAGTAAGTAAAGGATTCCATAACTCTACTTCATAATCATCTTCCATCATACGGAAATGCCAGAACTCACGGTCCGTAATAAGCATATCACGAAAGCCTCTTTCCTCAAGTTCTTGCATTTTAAAACGTTCTTCATCTACACTCATCTGGTGGCTAGCCCACTCCTCAATCATTGATCTATAATCTTTTTTAAAGAAAGATTCTATTTCAGGAAGCTGCTTTAGGTTCTCAGGAGACATTGCCTTCTGCATTTCTTCACTTTCTAGATCTATACCCATGCCTAACATCTCAACAAGCATCCTTCTTTCAGCATCTTCTAAAAGAACTTTTTCTACCATGGATCTTTTTTCTTCCAACATTTCGTTGTAAGAAATATCATCCACAGCTTTAAACATAATACGAGAAGATCTTTTGGCAAACTCATTACATAGTACATTGATTACATTTGGAACAATAGGATAGAACTTCAGTTCCAGGGCAGAAACGTCCTCTTTAGTCAGGGTGTCTATAAGATCTGCCATTTCATTGTCTTCCTCTACAATATAATCCGTCTTATCAATAATACCTTTGGCCAGCTTATAATTCTTCATCAGACGTCTTGCATTACGTCTAAGCTGCTTCATGCCCTGAAACTCTAGCCAATCCAGGTTCCACGCTCTCCACTCTTCATCCTTTTCTTTCTCTGAAAGAAACTGAATAGGCTGGGTAAGAGTACCCATCTTGTTATAGTCGGCCTTTTTGCCAGCCTTCAGATCTAGAGCATTATATACTTGCATGATAATTAATTATTTAGGTCAGTTTCAGCCTCAGTCTTAGCCGTAAAAAAAGAGTTAGCTGGTATTGTCGTAGTTCCAGATCCACTGCCACTCCAAGTAATAGTTCCAGTACTAATACCTGAACCATAAGGGCTTACAGGAATTGTCCACGGTGTGGTAGTACCTGGCAGGTAACTAGGGGAAGTAATAACAGGCTCAGTTTCCTCCTCCTCTTCTTTTAAAAGCAGTAAAGCCTCTTCTAAAGTCAAGGAGCTTTCTTTAATCAAACGGGAAAGAATGGTTACTTTCTGGGCATGTAATGGGATATTTTCCATCATTTTATATTTTTAAAGGGCGATCTAGGTAGTCTCATACCGTTAGAACCTCCTTTAGAGGACCCTATATGTCTAAAAGGTCCCCAATTTAATTTACTAAATTTCTGGGAGTTATCCAACTTTTGTTCGCTAACCTCTACACGTTTAGCCAGTCCTCGGTTAGCTTGTTGAACCTTTGCAAAAGCTATAAGAGCACAAAAAGCTACCAGCCGGTCAACGTTGACTCCTTCCTGGTAAGCTTGCATCTCTTTTAAAAGCATGATGTCCGGAATCCTCTCTACACCATAGATTGTTTTTACAATCTCTCCATCTGGTTTGGTTTCATGGTCTAGCTCTTCTTTTAAATATTCAACCCCATAGGACAAGAGGTTTCCTTTAAAAATGGTTCCTACGTTCTTCCAGCCATATTCTTGGAATACATTTCGGTTAGCACCAAGATCTTTTAAGAATAGAATCATGTCTTTAGGTACTAGGTAACGCTGTTTCTTCTTTGATATCATGTACTGGATGAACAGAGCTACGTTATTCTCCACTATAGTCCAGGCGTTATACCACTCTATAAGCAACTCAAGTCTTTCATGAGTTTTGTTAAGATCATCAAACCTGCCACACCAGCTTGCCACTATCTTATCCCGCTCAATAATGTTGGTAACCTTTCCATTGCCCTCATCTTTGATTACTTCCACCGGGTTTTTATAAACGTAGATGGCACAAAGAGATTCTGATGTAGTGGTCTTTCCTTCTCCCACCGGGTCAACCGATGCATAATACATCCCAAACTGAGGATCTTTTACAGGTCTCTCATACACACAAATAACACCTTCTTTATCTTCTGTCTTTTTAGAAATAGGAAACTCCATAATAGGAATCTTCCTGGATGGTTTATCTATGATCTTTCCTTCTGCATTTCTTGATAAGTCTAAATACTCAACAGAATACTCTTTATCCTGTATACGCTGTATTTGTTTAGATACAAGATGCGGAGGAAACTTAGATTCTTTTCTTGTTGCAAAAGCTTCTTCTATGTTAGTTGGTTTCTGAGATATACGAAGCTGATACTGTTCAGGAGTAAGATCTCTTTTCCATTTTATTCTTTCTTCTATGATTGCTTCTAGAGCTTCTTCAACTTTTGAGTTACCATACTCATCTATAAAGGGAGGCATACTCCACTGCTCAGGAATAAACAGTCCTGTTTTTCCAAGTGTACCTTCCTTGTCTATAAGATTAGAATCTACTGCATAGATATCATTTGCTTCTGGTTGAAGTACCATTAGTTTTAATGGTTCACATGCATCAAGATCACCCACTGAGCCGGCAGCAATAAACATACCAGTGGTAATCATACCACTCTGCATAGCTGGTCTCATATACTCATAGGTAAGATCCATCTTTGGAGCAATGCCGGCCTCCTCATGAAAGAAGTAAGTACACGGACCACCCACACCATTTGTTGGATCTTTTTCAAAAGAGGTTCCAGTAATAATAGATTTATTACCCTTATGTGTATCTCTTCCTCCAATCCTTACCTTAATACGTTGTTGCCAAGAAAATACTTTATCTGGATCACTTGGTCTATACCAAGCAGTGTGTTCATTCAAAAAAGTTCTATACTCAGTAAGCATACGCCAAGTACCTTTCTCTGAAATGTAATCTTTAAGACTAGCACCTATTTTTAGTACAGCACCATTTTCAAACCAGTACATATTTATAAGCTTTGCAGCATGAAAATATGAAGAAGCTATCTGACGTTTTTTTAGAATAGCTGAGTGCCTGTAGTGTAATTCAGCAAGCAGCTCATATAAAGCCATGTGATACTGAGCGTCTCTTACTTTAGCAAAGTCAAAACGTTTTTCTTCTTTGTCATAGATAGGAAGAAAGTTTAGCCACATGTAGTAGTCCCGACTGATATACCATACATTGTCGTTGTTTTTGACAATAATGCCTGATTTACACTTCAGTTTCTGATCATCCCAGTAGTTTATAAAATCTTTAGTCTTTACAGGAGCTGGACAGTAATATCCATTCTTCTGGTACTTTCTTGCTTCAGCATTAAAGATTAAACTACTTTCATCAAACTGATATTTACCAGGTTCTTTAAAACAAGACAATACGAAGTCCCTAAACTCTTCTCTTGTATAAAAAGTAGTAAGGTCCCATTGACCTTTATCATAAGTAGGAACTTCTATGTAGTAATTACTTTTCACGAATTAGCTTTGCAATCTTACTTACTTCACCGCCAGTTTTTATTAATAACTCTGTAAGAGTAGAAATAGACTTACTACGCAATACTCCAGGAACATCTGGTTCACTCCAGTATGCTGTATACTTATCACGTGGAATAGCTGCCCAAGTCTTGGTAAATGTGTTATAGTGAAACACGTAATCATAAAGTGTACTTTCTTCCATAAAATATAAGTTTATAGTTGCGGGGCTTAGAGTTGAACTAAGATCCCTGGGTTATGAGCCCAGTGTGCTACCATTACACTACCCCACAATAAAGAGTGCAGTGGGAGACGTCACCCCTGCGGCTACTGCACGTTTTATCCGCTTTAGCTGTAAGGGGTTGAGTCGAACAACCATGTGGTCTTTAGGATCAGGACAGCTACTAGTATTGTGGTCAACCCATTATCCTGTCTTTATCAGAGCGTCCACACCCTCGAGACAAGAGGGCACGTCTGCCAGTTTCGTCACCTTACATTATTGATCATAAGCTAAGTTCTGTCCTCCCCTTACTTGGCTTTGCTGCTCTTCTTCCAGATCTCGTAACGTACCTTTAAAACTCTGCCTGATGGACTCAAATTTTGCGGCTGCATTAACAAGAGCCGTAATGTTGCCATCTCTGCCGTGTTCAATCTCTGTGGTTTCCATATACTTCGCAAGCCTATCAAGCATTGCTTTAATACCCATGTATGCTCTATACGTTGGTGTCTGGTAGAGCTTTTCACACATCTTAATGCCGTTTGCAATAAGATCATCATCAAGGGAGAAATCAGCGTCAATCTCTCTAAGAATAATTTCTTCTTTCTCGGTTTCCGGTACATCAAAAAAGGGATTAAGGTCAGGGTTAGGACAAGTCATATAAAACAGATAAGCATATATCTGTAAATGTTCAGTTGGATATGCATCCATTATATCTTTTAAAAACTTTAAGGTATAGCAGTGTTCTGATGCTGTTACCTTTCCGTTTTGTATATCAAATAGTCTTATCATCTTCAAAAGGTTTAGGTTTTATTGTTTCTCCTGCTGTTGGATTTCCATACACACGTATATCATTTTGGTCTACTGTTCTTAATTCACCACTATGATAAAACCTAACAATAAACTGTGGATTAGAATGAATAGAGCCGGCAATCATAAACAGGGCAACACCATAACCAAGCTCTCTGACTTCTACATCAAAAGGATTAAGTATTTCATGTATAGTCTGTACAATCATTATTTAGCTTTTAATTTATTACGGTTATCTTCTAACCAGTGTAAAAGACTAATTACTTCCTGCTTAAAAAAAGGAAGATCATATTGTACAATATCTTTTACTATTGGATCACCATTTGTATCTAGTGCAGTGATTGGATTACCAAACTTATCTTTATCTACTTCTTCAAAAAGAATGTGATGAATAGTAAGACTACCAAACTTAAGCCTGGGGTTATGCTTAAGAATAATAAACATATAAAGAGATAACTGTAAAGCGTAATGATTAAAGTTACAATCATCAAGATGAGAAACAGGAGCAAGCATTTTTTGAGTAACGCCTTCCCAGTTTGTAAATCCTTCTACTTTAATCTCTTTGTTTGTCTTATAGTCTGTAATGTGTACAGCTCCGTCTACTACTTCTACCAAGTCTGACTGACCACATAGTCCTGCTGATTTTAAGTATACCATGTGTTCAGGGTATACACCATTTGCAAGCTTTTGATTTGGAGATAATTTAATACCATCTTTTTCTATTGGCTTTACAACAGGAACTACAAAGCCATGTCTTTCCATAGTTGACAGTTCACATATATCTCTTTCTCTGCAGTTATGATACCAGGTACCAAGAGTTGTTGCTCTATTTGCTTCTGACTTCCAAGCTTCTTTGATAGCTTCTGGAGTCATGCCGTACCATTTAGATTTTTTACTTTTACTTGTTTTAGCAGCTATAGTGTCAGCGTCAAATGGTTGTTTAAAGTTTGATATAAACGAGGTTACACTTAGCCAGTCAATTCCGTCTGGCTCTATACTGCTGTATTTGTGATGTTGAGGAGTGAACGTTATTATCATGGTTGAATCCAATTGGGTTATTCATAGGGGTGGAGGATATTTGACGTAAAACTTCTTGTGGACTATGAAAGGTTGCATAAAACCTTCCTGAGAATTTATCAAACACCACAGAGCGGTGCTTACTTATTTTATTTTTACTGTTTACGTATTCTTCTATTGAGCTGATGCAATCTTTTTTAAACCACTTTTTTACCTTGATCTGTTTGACCAGGACCTCTTTTTTTTCTGGATATAGCTCACCACCTTCTATCTTTTGATAGATGGTCTTTGTCTTGTAGATTGAGTGAACTACATCTAGTGCTATCGTTTCTTCCGGTCTCAAAGGCCAAGCTTCTGATTTAGATAATCTTCTTCTTGCTGACTCATCTCTGCTTTCCATTTTCCAAGCGGACAGTCAGAGCTTAATGATCTGGTTTTAAATCCAAGAGAACAACCACATCCACCTTTTGTCTGATTACAACACGGAGTTGTACCTGCAACTACACACCCAGAGTCTGCCTCTGTGTAGAGGTCACACTTTCTGCAGATACTCATTCTTTCTTTAGCTATTTCTTCAACATCTTCTCTTTTAAAGATGGAGTTCGTAACACCTTCAAGTATCTGATTCTTTGCTTTCCAGATCCGTATTATGTTCTCTTTTAGACTCATTTTTATGCATCTTTATAAACTCAGCTCTCTGGCTTTCCTCTGCCATAAGCTTTTTTAAATTTTTTAGATCAAACAAAGTTTCTGCAGTTTTATACCTTGCTGTTATTTTCTGCAATCCTTTTTGTTTGTTATTCTCTTCAAACTTCTCAAGCATATCAATCTTGTCATCTAGCTTCCAGTGTTTTGTCACAAAATCTCCAAGATTTGAGACATGTATTCTGGGGTGTTTCAAACTACTCAAGCTTTTTCTTACTTCTTGCCAGTAATAAGAAACAATAGCTGAAACTGCTTCTTCACTAAGAGCAGTATCTTTTGCTACTTCGGGTATAAACTCTTTTGCTTTACGAGGACGCAACGCATAAGAATTTAAAGTCCAGTAATATGTTTCCTGCAGAGCTTACCTTCATGTCCGGATGGATATAGATCTTCTTCTTGTTTTTGCCTTCTTTCTTTATCAAATTCTTTTTCTCGGCTTTGGTCAGACAGTTACGTACAGACTGAGTAGAAGAAAAAATCTTTTTCTCATATGCTTTGTTACAGAAACTTGTTAATTCCTGGTCTCCTTCTATAGCAAGTAGAGTCAGACAGTTTAGATCTGCTTCACTTACCGGTATATCATACAGGTAGCAGTGCGTAAGAATTTGATACTTGACAGCTTGCCAAGTATTCATCCTCACTCTTTTTTCCACCTGATTAACTATTGCCATTATACTTCCATTTTAAAACTCATATAATCTTCTCCGGTCTTACCCCAGTTTTTATGAAGCACTACCGGTTCTGCTCCAAGATTTTCAAAGATGTGCCAGCTGGCTCCTTTCCTTGCTTCTCCTATTAGATACTCATATCTCATGTCTTTTGCCCAGTCCAGAACGGTGGTGATCAACTGATAACCCAGACCTTGACCGCGGTGAAATGGCAGGACCGTAAAACTATCTATGTGTACTACGTTATCACTTTGCCAGGTCATGATAGCTTCTGCTGCCAGACCTTTTTTGTCCTTAAACCAAATACCCTGGCACTCTTTGTTTTCGTTGAGCATGTATACTTTATACTTCTCGTCCCAACGTAGTTCTTTGGGATGCTCACGCTCAAAGATGTATGTCTCTCTGTAGTCTCTAAGCTTATAGAGCGTGTTCATTACTTATCTTTTTTCAGGGACCGGGGTGCTTTTGGTTCATCATCTTCTTCGTTCTGGCTCGCAGGATTAGTAAGCTGAGCTATAAAAGCCAGTGCTTTGAGCTCTTCAGCTCTACCTACTGCCATTGCAGTATTTAGTTCCTGAAGCTCAAGCTGTACTTTCTTTACCTCAATTTGTTCTTGGAAGAATGCTATTACCTCTTCTTTGGTTGGAGGAGTCTTTTGCTCTTCTTGTTCTAGTTGTTCAGTGCTCATATAGGTTGGTTTTAAAAATTAAGATCCTCGGCTGGCTTAGAGCCTTCCTGAGTATGATATAATTGAAAAATAGTCTGGAACTCTGTGTACGGGGTATCTATAATATAAGAGTCCCCCTGGTCAGTAAAGACCGTGGTACAGTTATACACTGTCTCTTCTTCATCGTCAGTGGTTAACTTACAGGCAACAACAATATCTAGGTGGAAAGCAAAAGGTAGCCACTTACCTTTATCAGTTAGGCCCATTAGATCGGCTCTATCTAAATCCATCGTATGGCAATGGATGTTACAGGTGTGTATCATAAGGTCGGTTTATTAAGGTCTACACTTATAATATACTTAATAAGTTTAAACTCTCCAAATTTACCTTCTTAATTATAGAGGTTAGCTTTTAACTTTTCAACACATGTGTAAAAAACAACAAAAACGCAGAAAAAGATGCTTGTAGTATGTAGAGGTCAGTTACTGTTTAGTGAGTTATAACTATAAAATGGTGAGTAACTAAATTTCTTCAGCCTTATAGAGCTTATAAGCCATAGTAAAATATTCTAAGGAGCTTTCTAGATAACTAAGTAAAGATAGGCCGGTCTTTGATAACTCGTAGGTAACCTTTGGGGGGACCTCGTTATAAGAGGTGCGGGTAACTAACTTTTGGTTCTCCATCCTCTTTAAAGTCTGGGTAAGTACCTTGGCTGAGCAGCCGGGAAGGTTATCATGGATCTCATTAAACCTAAGAGGATCTCCATTTCCCAGTACTAGGATACACTCTATACTCCACTTATTATAGAGTAAAGATCTTTTAAAATCTATTATATCCTGTAGTTCCTTGGTAATCATTAACCTTGTAAGGTATCCTTATATAGACAGAGTACCCATGATTACCAGCAGGTAAGCTAATAACCAAGGGGTTCCTATTTCCAATCCCCGTCATGTTTTATACCATAAACTACCCCCCGGGTACTATATCCTTCTATGACCCCCGGTACTGTAGAACTAGTATGTAGGAGGGGGTGAGTACCACCCCGCAGAAGGTCCCCCACCACCTTCTGAAACTCCGTATACCCGCTTAGGTTCAGCGTGTTCGTAAACTCTATTTCTTAATCTTAAAATGCTTCAAAATGACAAAGCAAAAGATTTCCTTCCTTTCGGTTGCAGGATTCAAAAAAGCAATCGGTGCCTCTCGTCTTGACATCGTTCATAACGAAAAGTCAAACAAACTTTCGGTCCTTGCTGATGAAGACAGCTTCTATCGTTGCCAACAGGATATAGACCCTCAAGGTCATATGGCTTTCCT